GCCGAAACACACTTAATCGAAAGCAATAACTTCCCCCAAAGGCACTGGTTTGCGAAATTTAGGCGAATCGTGTGTGGTTTCCCGTTCTATAATTATGGTGGAACTCACGACCATGCTTTATGCGGCTTTTCATGTCACTCATAGATATAATTATTTAGTAAACACTCCCCAAAAATACTCCCACTTGACAGTACTACCTTACCGGCTGTTCCGCTGTATATCGTTTAACACCGGCTGATTTTTAGGTTATGTCCTAAAGTATTTTATGGAAACTGTCGAAAAAATAATTAGCACATAAAATTATTCTATTTTACAATCCCTTAAATGCGATAATTCCAAGGAAAAATGGAATAGTGCCAAGGGTCAAAAGTGTTGTTTTAGGGTCATATTAGTAACCAGTTAGTAACACCATTCTAAACCTTTTTCAGCAAATTATAAAAAGGTTTATGCTTCAATATAAAACCGGTGATTCCCATGGTCAAAAAGCCATCGAAGCTTACCCTCTCTAACCGCCCGTTCATGCCATCCCTCAGGAGTTAAGCCTGACAGACTGCGAAAATACGTAGCCCCTTGCGAATGGTCAGTACCGCCAAGAGCCTTGCCCACTGCCGCAATAGTCAACGCACCCGGCGAAGCGGCTTCAAACGTCCCGTTACGTGTAGGTTCAAACTGGTTAGGCGCAAACACAACCTCGCGGATTGTATTAGGAAACCATGGACTTTTTACCCTGTTAAGAATCACATTAACAACCAATATTTGCCCTTTCTCATCTTCACCCCGCGCCTCGGCATGGGTAATCTTCCGCAATATTTCCAATTCCTCAGCGGTTACGCTGACGGAACCCGATGGCTCGGAAGCTCCAAGACTCTGAGAATTATTTTCCGCTTTTTCCGGGTTACGGACTCCGGGTTCCGGGTTGCGAACCACAGGCATACGCCGCTCACCATCCCAAGTAACATCAAAGCCCAAACCCTCCAATAACGGTCTAAATTGTATCCATGTAACTCCATTAGTGATATGTCCGTTAATCTCGGTTTCAGAACCCAAAAGGTCAATCTTAACCGTTTGCGGTCTAACCACAGGCATACGCCGCTTGTCATCCCAATCAACATCATAACCCAAAGCTTCCAGAAGCGGTCTAAACTGCGTCCATGTTACACCGTTTGTGATATGCCCGTTAATCTCGGTTTCAGTACCTAAAATGTCGATTAAAATCCTGCTTTCTTTAACCGTACTTTCATTGATTGCATTTCCGGTGGTGGTTGCCAACGTCTGTTTCATTCCAAAATATTGATAAACCCCTTTTGCCAAAGCCGCCGCCATATCCCGCCGCCGATTCCTCAAAATACCAACATCAGGATTACTTAACGGGCTGTCAATAAATGCAAGCTCCGGCAAAACAGCGGGCATCGTGGTACTCCGTAAAACCCCGATAGACCCTACACTCGTTTGAGTATCAGGCTTTACACCCCTGTTGCGAAGCCCCATTTCAGCCGCATAAGTATCATTTATGGCTTTCGCAAACGCTTCAGAACGCCGCCCCCGCTCCCCGCCGTCCCTGAAAAAGAAAGTTTCAGCCCCCGTACCGCCCCCGGCGTTTACGTGGAGCGACATAAAACAGTCAGCACCCCATTGGTTGGCCATTTGCCAGCGGGAATTCAAGGACGAACTGAAATTACTCCCCAAGTTTGTTTGCAGCGTAGGCCGGCTCAGTTGCACATCAAAATCATTTTTCAGCATTTCGGTTAATAGAGAAGATACCTCGAAGGTAATATCTTGCTCTCGCATGTTGTTAGCCGCCGCCCCTGTGTCAAACAGGCTGAAATTATGGCCGGCATCAATGAAAATCTTTCTCATAATCCATCTTCCTTCCTGTGTTCAATAAAATTGCTGTCTTCTGTATCTTTTTTGCCGCCGTCTTTTGTGAAATAGTAAGTGACAACGGCTGTAGCAATCATTAAAAATTCGCCGCTTGCATTAATACCCCTTATTGTTAAAAAGCAAAAAGTAAAGACAACCGCAAGGGTTACGATTGTCTTTACTTTGAAAAGATTTGCAATATTTGTCAAAAATTGTTTCCAAGGATTCATGGAATCACCCGCCTATTGTCATAAAATTTGCGACATTACAAATGTAATAATCGCCCCGGCAACCCCCGCAATAATAAGCCAAGTAAATTTATCCCATTTCTGAGCGGGAGCTTTTTCAATCACGTCGAGCCGCTTCTTGTGTTCATCAATATATTTTTCTATGCGCGCGATTGATAACACCACCTTTTCGATTTCCCCGATTCTACTGCCCTGCGCTTTTTGTCCCGCTTCTATTTTTTCAATCGAAGCGTCAACGCGCTTTGTCAGGTGTTTGATTTCCGCTGTCATTTCCGTAATGCTTCTCGCAAGGTCGTTTATACCCGCCGCAATTTCGGCATTTTCGCTTATGCGATGATGAGCGGATTTCACAGTAGCTTGCAATTCGGTAATCTCTCTTGTATGTGTAAGAATTAACTCCGCCATTTGTTCATTGTTCATATATACCGCCTCTCTACTTTCCGATACGAAAAGATAATGTATACCTTGGTTTTTCTTCACCGTAGAGCTTCCATCTAAGATAATCGTCAACAAAAACAGCTACAACCGCTAAAGCAATCCAAGCCACGGTGAAGGGCAGACAAACCTGTCCCATAATATTTAACGGCATATCGCTGTAATCCCAAACATTAAGCCCAAGCCGAAGGTTTATAACCATTCCGCTTAACAGCTCCACAACCGTTATCATCACCGCACCTGTCAGGGCCTGCCAAAAAAGCCCCAACTCCCACGGGAAAAAATTATTAATACCGCCTATGAGCAAGAAGCAAATCCCGCCGACAATAAACATTGACGGATGACTGTAACCCCGCCAGATTAATTCAATTATGTAATACAAAAAACCGCCCCACAACCATAGTGTGACGGTTTTAAAGAAGCACATTCTACCCATCTTGTACCCCCTGTCCCAACAGAGCCATCATGCTTGCCGCAAGCTCTGGCGGCAGCTCCATGCCGTAGGTTGCAAGCTGTAATTCGTCGTAATCCTCAATGCCCTTAACATGCCGCCGCAAATGGTTGCAATATGTACGGTGATAAAAAATATGCTCCATGGAACGTTGCGCTATTGCGGTAAAATCCTCCGCACTCCAGAAACGGCAAAGCTCACCGTCCGCATGGTACGGTATGCCTTGATTAAGGTCGATTTTAGAAGGCTGACCCAAAACCGCCCTCTCCAATTGCATTGACAGGTTAGTTATCTCCATCTGGTCATGTTCCGTCAGGCTGAAATGCTTTACCCCTTGGGATGTTTCTATTTCTACCCCGGCGGTTATGGCGTTTTGACAGGCTGTGTTCATTTCTTCAAGCTTTAGCTCCGCCGCCGTATCAAAGACTGTTTTTCTGCGTTCCGCTTCCAGCTCTTCCTTAGTTTTGACGATAACCATATGGTTTTCATAGCGGTATAAGTGTATACCGTCCTCATTTTGCAGGGGTGGATTAGGCTGTCCGGGTAATATTGGTAATTCAAAATGCCGCCCCCCCTGCTCATTGATACATATGTCGCTTCCAAGGGGCTGTTCAAAGGCGTCTGAAAATCCCCTTATGATATTGTTTATATCGTCTATGCGAATATATAGTTTGTTGTAAAATACATCCATATCTATTCTCCTTTCTTATAACTCAGCATCTGCAACCCAAAAGTACAAATGTCCGCCGGAAGTGCCGTCATTAGCTAATTCAAAAGCATTATTTCCAATAGTTAGGTATTTGTAGTTTTGTGCATCTGTTCTATTCCCGTGGGCATCGAGAGTGCTTATCTTTCCCGCATTGCCTAACTGGTCGTAAATGGCAACGGTGGGTCTTGTGCGTTTTGTCACTTTAAAGATTGCAGTACTGCCCTTGAGAGCAAGACCGTTTGAAAGCACTCCGGTAGAAAAGTATATCCTCCCTCTGGCTCCAGACGTGCCGGGCAACGTATTTATATCATAGCTTTTCTCATAGTATCTTTGACATAAGGCTAATTCCTCCGCAAAGTGTCTCGGCATAAAAGGTGTCGGCTTCTCGCCCAACTCCAGCTTGACCCAGCGGATATCAGTAATTACTCCCGTACCTATGAAGCTTACCCTTAAACGTCTGGACTCGTCCGAAATAATGCTTAATTGAAATTCTGAATCAATTGATACAGACGGTCCGCTGTCCACACCCCTAACGAACGTACCTGTCGCATGATATATCGTCTCGCCTACATTGGCTGATACGGTCATAGTTAATCCGTCATATAATTCAGGAAACTCTATATACTGATAAAGTGACATGGATGCGCTTCCCGATTCTAAAGTAATACCCCTTGATGTTAATGTTGCTTTCCCTGAAATAACTGCCCATCTGTCAATGAAATATCCATTGCTTGTTATCTCTCTTTGCACCCGTTGATTTACGGGGTTTCTAAAATTGGAATTTATCAGTAAGTTAGCGCCGCTTCCGCTTACATGAAAGTTTTGAGATTCGCCAACATCATCCCCTCCGGTACCGTCAAAGCCTTCGTAGCCGCCTTTAACCGGGTTAAAAAACTCCATCCGTTTATCTTCCATGTTAAAACGGAAGCCATGCGCCCCGGCTTCGCTAGTGACTAAAGTATCACAATGGTTGTTTACTTTTGTTTGTATGCCAGGGATTTGTGCAAGGCTTGTTTGCGCCGTTTCGCCGTCCGGGGTTACAATGTCGGAAGCGGGCAGGGTCACAGGCTGAAAGTTGCCGCTAGTAGGGTCAGTATAACCAACCCTGCCCACTGGATTAGAAGAACCTGTGCCGATTTCGTTATCCATTGCATTGAGTTGGACACCCACTTTATTTATTTCACTCATGGTCATATTTCTCCTATCTTTTTATTATTGCGGTTAAGCACCAACGTTTCTATGTTTCCGCTTGCCGTCAACTGTACTTGCGCTTCATTCGCATTGCCGTTTACAACCAACGTGCCAATTCTGAAAGGGCTTAAAAACACCTTTAACTCATCAATCTGTCTTTGCAGTCCGGCAATTATGGCATTATGTGCGTTAGGGTCTTTGTTGTGCCGCTCCAAATCCTCCGAAGTTAAAAACGCAACAGACGGGTATTGCAAAACCACCGTTGCATCACTACTTAGCCCTATAGAAATAGGATAACGCCGGACATCCAACATACCGGGGGTAAAGGGCTGAACCCATTGGGGATAATCCCCCAAACTTGCGTAATATAGCAAGATTTCCCCTTCGTCAGGGTCAAGTGCAAACACGCCGAATTCATTCAGCCAAAAGCCTGTAGCAAGACCGCCGCCTGTCCCTAAATCCGTTCCCATGTCATTGCGGTATTCAACGGTAAATTCCAGTTGACGGTTATTTACTATCGGCGTTGTTGAAGCCGCTTGCGCTATCGGTGAAATTAAATCGGTAAACCAAATAGGGTCAGGATTTTCTTCAACCCGTCCATTACCCACCATTACACGGGTTAGCACTAAATCAGTTGGTATCAAAAGTTTAGTAATGAGATTCAGCCCTTGCCTTGTGATAACAAAACCATAATTCATTGATATTAAACTCCCTTCGGTAAAGTTGTCAGGGTTATACTCCACCCCGCACCGCTGATATTATCCATCAAAGCTAATTCACCTTCGGGGATATATGGCGGTATTTCCGTACTGCTAACACCCCACAAGTTGCTCCCTGTGAAAATCTCATCTTCGAAAACAAATTCACATTCAAATTGCGGCATTTGATTTGATGTGATAGAATCATGCCGCATACCCGCTGTAAAAGCCGTGTGTTTCATTGGGTCATGCTGGTAAATGAAAGTAAAGCAAATTAGAACGCCCATCGGTTTAGGGGCAATATAACCCCTGCCCAACAATTCCTTTTCCAAAGGGGAAACAAGCCCTATAACATATAAATCCATTGTCATATCTTGGTTGTCTTGGATTACAAGCCTGTATTTGGGGAAAAGGTTTTCCCAAAGGTCTAACACGCCGGGGATTGTACCATCCCACATATTCATTGAGATTTTAGCTTTTTGAAGCAAGCGGTATGTGTCATCGTCAAGTATCGGGCTGTCACCGTTTACCGGGTCAAAAGATAAAACCCTGTTGCGGCCGACAATATCCCCGGTAACATCCAACTGCTTGCCGACAGCGTTGTCGATTTCAAAATCATTATCCATCGCCTTCAGCAAGGTTTCCGCATCAAAAAACGGTTGAATATTAGTGTCCAGCCATTTCAGGAATTTTGGTTTTCTGTGTTGAGGAACAACCCGGCTTGTATAGTGCTTGTTATCAGGCATATTCAACAACCACCTTTTCAATGAACCCACGGGTAACGGCATTGAAGGGGATTTCTATGTCATGCGGGTTTTGGTCTTGCGGGTCAACTCCGGCTGTCAGGCTTGTTATTGAAAAACTAGGCCGATGCATGTTTGACATTGCGGATAACGCCGCCCCCCATAATGCACTAATTGTCAAACAATCGCCAATATCCAAGCTGTTAAGGTACGCCGCGACATTTTTCTTGAGTTCTACATCTGTGTTTGTGGAATACCCGGTTAGTTGTTTCACCATGATAGTAACGTAAATATCAAAGTAAATCGGCCTGAAGAAACTGATAGGGGTTATCAGTTGCATACCCATAGCTTCACCGCTTGGGATGTCAAAAGTAATATCGCCGTAACTGAAACAGCCGGGGGTTTTCCTCAAATAGATTTCTTCGGAAATTACTTTATCAAGACCCCCTTCAACAACGGCTGATATACTATGCCCCGGTATCGGGGGGCCGTAATAGCCGAAGATGTTTGTGTCATTTTCATACACCCGGTAACGGGTAACATCAGGGATTTCCGCAATGCCGCCAATCAGCCCTTCCAAAACCGTTTTTGAAGGTCGAGCCGTTGAAATGGTCTGCCTTGCCCTCAATGCTTCTTGTTCCTCAATCTCTTGCCCCAAAATAGCGGCTTCGTTGTTTGTTACAGCAACAAAGCCGCCTGTTGGGGTTACAATCCTTGACAACGTGCCTGGCGGGGCAGTAATGCGCCCTGTAACCGTGCAAGTTGCCAAGGCTTCAACGCTCATAACGCCGGGGGCATCGGGGATTTGTAAAGGCGTTGGAAGTGTCCAGTTATTGCCCAAATCATCTTCAATCATGCCGTTTATGATTTGCGTTCTTGGTTCAGCCGTGATTGTAACAACGCAAGTTGAAGGCGTTGCATATTTACGCTTTATGCCGTTTAGCTTGACAAGCCCATCCAATGCGCCGCCGATTGCCGTTCTTGGGCCACGGTTATTATAAACCATCTGCGCCGCCAACAAAGTATCGTGCATACGGTCAGCCATTAGGGTTATAAACTCATAATCTTGGCTGTCATTGTCTAAGTAAATGTCGTTCCCGTAAATACCACGGGCTTCATTCAGCAAAGAATCTTTTATTTGGTTGTATGTAGGAATGTGCAACCCTTTTTCATCTATATACGGCGCAAAATAAGCCACTAAACCACCTCAATTCTTTGCAAGTTTTCAGCTAATTGGAAAGTTGCTTCCCCAAAAGCGGTATCAACAATGCAATATGCGCTGTAATGCCTTGTTTCAGGGTCAAAATTGCTTTCATAACTGATAACGGCTGTTACATCCTGTGTACCTTGTATGCGTTCTGAAATAATCAAGTCTACGGCCCCCCTTGCTTCTTCGCCGCCGTATACCCCCAAAATCCTTTCAAAGAGGGGCAGTCCATCGGCGGTATTTTCCCACCATTCACCATACAAAAGCCTAAGGCGGGTTAATATGGCTTGCGCTACGGCTTCCCTGCCCGTATGAAAGACACCGCTTCCAAAAGTTGAATCGCCGTTTTCGTCAAGTTTTCTGTATTTCATTTTAATCACCCGCATTCACATTCTCGCTGAGTTGCAATATACCGCCCGGATATGTGACTTCATCGCCAAGGCGGGCAACATAAGCCCCATTTACAATAACCGTGCCATTCAAGTTGATTGTAGCGGCTGTTATATCCACGTTGCCGCCCGATTTAACAACGGTATTGCCCGTTGTGTTAATTGTTGTGCTGCCTGATACCGTGATACATAAATCGGCTTCCGCTTCAATGTTGATATTTTCAGCACCAACAATATTGACGGTTTTGTCATCGTCCATAATTTCAAAAAATGAATCGTTGTCCTCGTTCCGCAACCGCATTGAATTTATGCTGTAATCAGTAACCGCCCTTGGTACGCTTTGAATACCCAAATGACAAGCAGCATCTGATAAATCATGCCGCCTGCATTCAAGCTGGATTTGTTCGCCGCCCGATTGCCACCATGAATCAAGACACATATCGTTAAAGACAATCAAACATTCGTCATCCGGCTTGACGGGGAAGGTCAGGCAATAGCCGCCCGCCCTTGGAAACACACAAGGTACATCAAGCAGTTGGGGCAAGGATTCCCATTTACCCCTTATTTGCTCCTTAATTAAGGGCTGAACCGCTGCCGTTTGATTCGCTTCGTCAAAGGTGATTATCTTCCCCGGCATGGCAACCCGTAAATTATCGGTTTTGTTTTCAATGGCACGGCGCATACATTCTTCTTCGCCGCCCATTCTTTCGCCAAGGCTCATTTTTAATTTATCGCTCATCGCATACTATCTCCCGTATTCGGTGTATCGCCGCTTTGGGCAATACCTGTGAATTGGGTATACCAACTGTTACCCCTTGTGTCACCCTCGTGTATAATTTTAACAATCCTATAAACCCCGTCTATATCCATCTGTTTAGGCTGGCTGTCACGGCTCATTTTCTGTTTCCTTACATAGCTGTTATCAATGTGAACAAAGCTGTTAAGGTTTAGCCGGGGGTTTAACAGGCATGTTGCCTTTATGCCGTCATCGGTCATTTCCGGCGCACCAATCAAGCCCGATTTTGGACACAACGACACGATTTCACCTTGCGGCAAGTCAGCGGCTTTTACTATGTTGACTTTGCCGTCATTGCAGTAAAAAGCCGCTTGCTCTGTCCGGGCTATCTGGTGAAGGTAATCACGGGCAAGACCAAAAACAACCTTGCCCCGTGTCAGTTTTTTATTTTCCAAGTTTTCAGAAACACAATCCAGTTCAACGGCGTTTGCAGCCTTCCTGCAAAGTTTTTCCGCTATCGTTGCCGGGGTCTGCCCCGCCGTTAATGATTGATTGACAAAACCATTGTTCAAAAATTTATCCGCATCTTGGCAGACAAGGGTTAATGTATACGTTGTGTTATCTTCTTTGCCCCTTAACGCCTGTACAATGTCACCGTCAAAAATAAGCCCGTACTGACTGCCTACATACCCGGCTTCCAATACGGTTCTTTCCCCGGTTTCAATAATTTTGTTTTCCGTTTCAGGGGCTAAGTTATATACCGTGATTTCGCTGTAATTCGGGGTTTCTTCCATGCTTTTTTCAATATAAAAAACACAACGCAAATCAGATACATCAACACTGCCGACAATCACCCGGTAACGCCGGCCATATAAAATTTCGCTCATAGGTTATCACTCCAAACAAGCTGAAAATCCGTTCCAAGGTTTTTATCGTTTGGGGCATCATCCGGGTTATCCGGGTTAATCTTTACGATAACAGCCGCCCCTATTTTCAAATGTTCGTATTGCTCTAATAAATTGGCGGCAGGATAAACCCCCGCAAGAAGGGGCAAGTCACTTACATACTTCTGCCCTGTTGTTGCGTGAGAAACGCCCATAATCCAATAATTTGCTTCGCTGTTGTAACGGAAAGTAAAATCAAATGTTATGTTTTTTCCGTTGACTGGTATTGTACATCTGAAATTTTGATTCGGTCTGCTTGTCAGCGGAACAATATACATTGATAATCACCCCCGTAAAGCATCGGCGGCACGGCGCAAAGTGGAACGGTTATCAGCTGGTGGATTATTGCCGCCTTGTGATTGAACCGTCCCTGTGTTGCCGCCTTGCGGTTGAACCGCTCCAACGTTTGTGCTGCCTGTCTTTTGCGGCATTGCGCTTGTTCTGTCAGGCAAGGCTGCTGTTTTAGTTGAAACAACGATGATTTCCCGGAAAAATACCGTTGCCCGTAAATTGTTACGGGTCAAGTAGTCATCCGGGGCCGTTATAGTTTCAATCATCATGTTTTTATATGTTGCCAATTTTGTATGAATTTCAATCGGCACACGGTCAGCCTGTAATTTTTCCAAGGTATCAAAGGCAGATACCGAACGGCTATACCGCTGTGTAAATTGCCCGTCAACAAAACTGGAACATACATCGGACATGCCTATTTCAATTGATACCGCTTTTGGCTCCACAAATGCGTGGTCTGTAATATTTGCCCCTTCTTCAACGGGATGGTCTGTTATAGTCAGCTTCCGCTCATGGTCTAGCTTCAAAAAAGCATCAAAGAAAAATCCCGCAACATGGGTTTTTATGCCAATCAGTTGAGGGATGTCATCACGGCCGAAGGGGGATTGCCCGTAAGTTGCCATTATCCACCTACCTATCAAGAGCCTGTTCCGAGTCTCCATTTTAGCGTATTTTTGTCTGATTTTCCGCCATGCTTCGTCAGTGCCTCCTAGCAGACTTTCTTCGAGTATGCGTTGTCGGCACTTCCTTGCGTACCGGCAAGAAGGCCGGACACGCCGTAGGCGTGGCATTTGCCGCAGGCAAATGTACTGAGCCTGACGAAAAATCATCTCAAAAATCCACTAAAAGCGAGACTCGGAACAGGCTCTAAGTATTCAAACATGCTTGCAAGTTTCGTATTTTCTGTTGTTCCTTTCTTTCAACGGCCGTTGCCACTTGTTCAGGCCGCCCGGATGTATCGTTGATGTTGTAGCTTGAAGGCATGGAAATATTATAATTATTGATTGTATTTGCGTTTGTGTTATTTACGTTTTGGGCTTGCTGTTGCATCCCTGAATCAAGGCTTTTGATTGCCTGTCTGCCATTGTTCAAATAATTCATAACACCGCCCAAAATTTCTTTTGCCCTGCCTGGTTTCGTCAGGGGGATAACCGCTTCCGGGCCATCTTCGGCAAAGTTGGCAATATGCGGCTTGTCAAATATGCCGCCTTCGGCGTGTCCGGGCAAAGTGTCAGCGGCGTTGTTTTTCTTGCCACCGAATAACCCGCCTACGAAGTTACCGATACCGCCAATAAAATCCATAATTGGTTGTAAAAACCCTATTGCTTTATCTGCAAAACCACGAATACCCTTCAAGACACCTTCCCAAATACCACTAAAGAAGTCTATAATCCCAGAAAAAATACTTAATATTTCATCATAAGCATTACCAAAAACTTCCTTAAAAAAGTCTACAACTACGCTGAAAACCCCTACAATGTCTCCCCAAATGCCGGAGAAAAATTCAACAATCACGCTAAAAACTTCATTTATAGATTCAACAGCTTGGTTAAACTTATCGTGAAACCATTCAGCAACAGCGGAAAAAACGTCTTTTATCTTTTCCCATAATCCCACAAAGAAATTCTTGATTGCTGAAACGATGTTGTCAATGAAATTGCGGAAACCCTCAAAGTTTTCATATAAATAATTGAAAACCCCCGCAAACGGGTTTATGATAAACAGGACAATTGACTTGAAGTTGTCTTTTATCCAATCAATAATACCCTTGAAGAAACCGACAACCGTATCAATCGCCGCCTTGAAAATGTTTTTTATACGTTCCCAAAGCCCTTTGAAAAATTCGGCTACCTTATCCCAGTTCTTGACAAGCAATATAACAATTGCAATCAAGGCCAAAACCGCAAGGATTATCAAAGTTATGGGATTAGCCATCATTATTGCATTCAATATAGTTTGTACGCCCGCCCAAACTTTTTTTGCTATGATTATCGCTCCAATTGCCTTCCCTAATCCTATCAAAATTTCTTTGGCATAGTTCAGGTTCATAAACCAGCTAATCGCATCGGCAACACCTGATACAAGATCGGCAATTAACCCGATAGCATCAGGTAAAGCAACGGCAAGCAACCAAGCCAAGAAGGGTTGTACCGTGTCTGCACCGTCACTAAAGCCACTTAGCAGTACAGATAAAGTAGTCTTTACTGCATCAAAGACATTACCGATAGCTTCGCCTACACGGGTAAAGGTATCCCCCCAATTTTCAATAACGCCTAGTTCCTGCATTCGGTTGTATAACCCGCTTATCCAGTCAATAATCCATAAGATAGCACCGACAACTGCATCCATAGCACCGGTAAAGGCGGTTTTCATTCTGTCGATTATCCCGCCGCTTTCGTTCAGCTTTTCCCATATTTTTATCAACCAGCCCCAAAAACCGCCAAGCAACGCTTCCCCGCCGTCAAGGTAGACAAAAAAATCTTCTACCAACAGCATAAGCAATGCAAAAATCATCATTAGTTTGCCCACCGGCCCGGCACGGATAAAAGCGACAAACGCCGCCAATATTCCGGTCAATATTTTAACCTCTTTAGGTATCATATCAAAAACACGTTTGATACCGTTAAAAATCGCCGCCGCTCCCCGTATTACGGATGCAGTAATATTGACCACCGAAGCCATAACCCCGGCTATGCGGCGTGTCCAATCGGGCATACTTACAATAATTTTACTGTTTAGGTTACTGAAAACATCCCGCAATTTCTCCATCGGTTGATGAAGGTATTTCAACAAATGATGCCCTATCCATTGGAAGGCGTGACTCGCCGTGTTTCTAAGGCGTAAAAATTCGCCCTGTATGGCTCTTACCTGATTCAGCCCTTCGGACATGTCAGGGATTGTTATAGCCGCCGCATCCCTTTGGAGTTGCTGAAACTGTCTTGATAATTCAGGACTTGCTTCGATTTCCTCTAAACTCTTACCCATAGCGTTAAGGGCATGATGCACCTTGTTAGCTTCTTCATGGGTAATATTCATATCATCGGCGAGCTTTTTGATTCTGTCATCCGTCTGTACAAGTCCAGATGCAAATTTGGCGATTCCGGCATTGGCGGCCAATAGCAGCCCCGCCATTGCTGAACCCGCCATTGTCACACTTTTTGCAAACTGCTTGATATTCGCTTGGCTTTGGCGCAACGTGCGTTGCATCGGCCCGGAAAGATTGTCTTTCATGCCTACAGCAACTAAATATTCTTTTAATACAGCCGCATTAGCCATGATTTTTCCTCATTTCCGCTTCAATTTCCGCTTGTTCCTGCGCCCGCCGCTCATTTTCTGCCTTGACTTGCATAACCTCTGTAATGTCTAACAAATCGTCAAGGTCATAGGTTCCGTCCCATGTTTCGTATTGCTTCCAATGTCCTGCGATTACTGGCCCGAAAAGGAAGCCGCCGCCGTGGTATTCATCGAAGTTGGCGTAAATTGCCGGAACATAGTTCCCAACCCCTGAAATGTCGAAGTCCAGCGGCTTGCGTCTAAAAAACCCGCAACACTCCACATGATAGCTTCAACGGTCAGGCGTAATGTCATCATCATGTCATCTTCAACGCCCGTAACGCTGTATGTTCCGTTGCTCGTCAATACTTGTGTCAATCCGGCCGGCAATTTCTCATAACAATGGGTCAAGCCGTAATCAATAAGTTTATCCAAATCCGCTTCTTCGATTTTATCAACGGCGTTTGCGATTTCGTCCAAGGATATGTGTTGTAAAAACTCATCCATGTTGTCAGTCGCAATCAACTTACCGCCAAGAAAACTGTCCAAAAAGGGTAATATCTTAGCGGCAAGGATTTTTGTTACCTTCAATGACGTTTTCGCACTCATCTTATAAATCTGAAAAGTGCGCCCGTCAATCTCTACGGTTTTTATTTTATCGGGATTCATGGGTCAATCTCCTTCCACGTTTTACATTTCGTGCAACTCGCCCGCTAACAACGTCCAAGTCACATGTTGCCCCTGTTGCTGATAGGGCTTGTCCGGCCGCTTCTGGATTGACATGTTACTGCCCCTGTGAGTAACGCGCATATGAGAACCCTGCGCCATCATCCCGATTTGCGCCCATTCCCTAGCCGGCGCACCCTGCAAATAGTTAAACAGCCTTGTCATCCAAGCATGGGCAGGGCTTGTCTGCTGTATCGCAAACGCTACCGTACCGTTGCGGGCTTCCACCTTGGATGTCATTACCGAACCGTCAGCCGCCAAATCATGGGCAGAAGTATCTTCGCTCATGGTAAAAGTTACGTTGCCCAAACCCTCACCTTGAAGGGATAACTGCCCAACAGCGGGATGCTGTAATGTTATGGTTAAATCAGCGAATGAATATGTGCTTTGTGACAATTTTTACACCCCCTAACGGTTTACATCAATCCGAACCAATACCGTATGAATTGCCCCGGCTAGTTTAATCGCCACATAAATAGGCGGCGCAATCCGGGCATCCCTATCGGCTTGGCTTTGGAAGTCTACGGGTTCAGACAGAATCAAGCAGCCTGTTTCAAGCATATCGCCTGTTTCAATCGGTGCATATTCCGGCTCTG